CTACGCGCCAACACCGAAGTCACACGCGAGGTGCGCGACCTCATGGAGATGGGCCGCGTACTGTTCCGCCTGGCAGACCTGATGGGGCGCGGCGCGAAATGGCTGGGCGGTATCGCCACGGCCATTCTGGCCGTCTGGGGTGCCATCTACACCGCCACCCACGGTGGCAAACCGCCTGGGCACTGACATGGGCGGCGCCGCATCCATCGAAGGTCTGCTACCCGTGGTGCGCGCGATGGCGGCGCGCCTGTCGCGCGCCACCAATCACCGGGTGCCGGCAGAAGACCTGTCCCAGGTCGGGCTGATCGCCGTGCACACCGTGCTGTTGCAGCCCGGCACCCTGGCCGAAGACCGCATCCGGGCGCGCGCCAGCGCCGCCGCGCGCAACGCCATGATCGACCTGGCCCGGGTCGAAACCCGTTGTCGCCACGGAACCCGGCTCGCCGCCGCGACGGTGCCGCTGCAAGACCGGCACGACCAGGAGCCCGACCCCCGGCCGGGGCCCGAAGAGATCGCCATCCGCCGGCAGATGGCCCGCCTGGTGGCCGAAGCCATCCAGGCGCTGCCCAGGCGGCTGCAAGACGTGCTGCGCCTGAGCTACGAGGGCGATGTGACCCGCGCCGAACTCGCCGCGATGTGGGGCCTGGAACCCGCCCGCATCAGCCAACTGCACGCCGAGGCCATCGCCGAGCTGCGATCCATGCTGGCGCCAGAGCTGCCGCCGCCGGCCGCCAGGCCGCCCAGCGAAGGCGACATGTTCCACCCAGACATCGTCAAAGGCGCCACGCCGGCCATCTTCAGAAAGTAGCACGCTCACCAGAGCGCTACCGGCTCCCTGGGCGCTGAACCGATGCCCGCGCATACCGCAGACCAAACCGATGATCCCGACCAACAAACTGTTGCACGAGGTGACGTGATGGACTTCACAACCGCATTCGATCGCGTGCTCGGCCACGAAGGGGGCTACGTCAACGACCGGCGCGACCCTGGTGGCGAGACGAAGTACGGCATCAGCAAGCGCGCGTACCCGATGGAGGACATCGCGGGCCTGACGATCGAGCGTGCGCGGCAGATCTACCTGCGCGACTACTGGGGCCCGGCCGGCTGCGACGCGGTGCCCGATGCCGTCAAACTGCCCCTATTCGACCTGGCGGTCAACAGTGGGGTGAAGACGGCCATCCGCCTGCTGCAGCGCGCCGTCGGCGTTACCGTCGACGGGGTGCTCGGCCCACAAACCCTGCAAGCCGCAGCGGCCATGCCGGCCCCGCGCCTGGTTGCCCGCCTGATGGCCCACCGCCTCCACATGCTGACCGACCTGGCGGGCTGGAATGAATTCGGCCGCGGCTGGGCCCGGCGCATCGCCACCAACCTGCTGGAGGCCTGACCATGTGGAACCTCATCATGCCGGTGCTCGCAGGCGTGCTCGACAAGATCCTGCCCGATCCGCAGGCAGCCGCCGCCGCAAAGCTCGAGGTGCTGAAACTGGCCCAGTCGGGGCAGCTTGCCGAGCTTGACGCGCAGGTACGGATGGCGCTCGCCCAGATCGATGCGAACAAAGCCGACGCCGGCGGCGCCTCTGCGATGCAGCGCAACTGGCGTCCGGCGATCGGCTGGGTGTGTGCCGCCGCACTGGCGTGGGACACGGTTGGCCGGCCGATGGTGACCTACGTGCTGGCCATCACAGGCCACCCGCTGCCGACCCTGCCGAGCCTCGGTACCGAGCAGCTCTACGCACTGCTGTTCGGTCTGCTCGGCCTCGGCTCACTGCGTACCGTCGAGAAGGTCAAGGGCTCGGCCTGAGACGCCCATGAAGCGCGCTCCGGCCTGCCTTGGCAAGCGCCTAGAGGACGGCCCGCGGGCCGCTCAACTGAGCCGAAAAAGTACTGGATATTAGGCCGGGCCCAATAACGGCCTAATATCCGGAACGACGAAGGGGTTAGGCATCACGCCTAACCCCTTGATTTTTATGGCTCCCCGACCTGGGCTCGAACCAGGGACCTACGGATTAACAGGCGGAATGTCGAAACAGCCTGTGAGCCGCATGGATGCTCGGAATCCTGCCTGGCCGGCCTAATATTCGAGCGCTCAGCGGTGCGGATTCTAGCCCGGACGAAATCGCCAAAAACACTGGATATTAGGCTTCGAGCGAGGTGAGGTTCGGCTGGGCTGTCTCGCGCCAGCGGGCCTTGATGTAGCGCTCGGTCGTCGCCTTGTCGGCGTGGCCGCAGAGCAGCTGGATCTGTTCGATGGGGACCCCGTCGCGCCACATATCGGTGGCGCCCTTGCCTTTGAGGTCGCGCAGGCCGAAGCTGGGCATGTTGGCCAGCGGGCCGCCTGTCTTCTTGTGGGCCGCACGCACCTTGGCCTGGGCCTGCTTGAGCATGGCCGAGATGCCGTCGTAGGTGTAGGCGCCGCCGTCGAGCCGGTGCAGGATGGGCTGGTGCAGTTGGGGCACATCACCAATCGCCTCTCGAACCAGTTCGCCCAGCGAGCCTGTCAGGGCGATGTCGATCAGCCGGCCGGTCTTTGACTGTCTGAAGTGCAGCACCTTGCCGCCGTCCTTGGTGCGGACGTTTGCAGGGGTCCAGCTCAGCACGTCCACTTCGGGCCGCTGAAGCGTCCGGTAGACGAGTTCCATGGCCAGCTTGACCGACCGGTTGCCAGCGGCGTAGACGGCCCGGTATTCCTCGTGGGTGACGTAGCGCTCGCGTTTCGATTCCGGGTTGCGCTTCACCCCGCTGGCCCGCATGCATGGGTTCACGACCAGGCCCGGCACTTTGCCGGTGCGGATGAGCCACGACAGGCACGACGACAAGCCGGCGCGCTCGCGGTTGGCCGGCACGGGGCGAGGCGGGTCGAGCTGGGCATTCAGTTCGAGATAGGCCTGAACCATGGCGGGTGTGATGGCCTCGGGCTGCAGGGCCCCGAATGCGGCCACGAGGGGCCCGTCGTCGGCGAAGTAGCCGGTGTAGTCGTCAAGGGTGCGCTGGCTGAGCGTCTTGGCCTTTACGCGCAGCTTGCAGTCGGCGAGAAACTGGCCCAGCCAATAGCGCACGGTGCCGAAACCGTCGCCCGGGTTGTTGTACCGCGCTGCTATAGCCTTGGCGGCTTCAACGTCGGTGCCGACGTTTTCCCACCGGCCCGTGTCGCGGTGGATGTAGAAGAACCGCCCTTTCGAATAGGCCAGGCGGGTCCCGGCCAGGCCGAAGGGGTCACCGTCCTTGCGCTTTCTGCCCACCGTTGCCTCCCTTGCGCCCTCGCGCCCATACCTGCAGGCCGACGACGTTCAGGCTTGGTGCCGCCGGCGGGTCTTGATTCTGCGCCGCTTGCGCGGTCGGCCGCCAGACCAATGGGCGGCCGTTGGGCTTGCGGTCAACGCGCAGGCCGAGTTTGCGCAGGAAGCGGGCCTTGGCCGCGTCCTGGGTCAGGCCGGCGCACATCTCGTCGACCTCGGCGTCGCTGAAGTAGGGTTTCATACGGTCACCGACTGGCCAGCCATGGCGTTGCACCGCGCCTCGGACCAGTTTGCCGCCGCAATCGCGGTCGGCCGGTCGACGATGGCGGCCAGGTCGTCCATGTAGCCGACGCCCTCCTTGGCCAGCTGGTACTCCGGCCCGGTGAACACCGCGCGCCCCGTGCGACCGTAGCGCTCGACCACGGTGGCCACGAGTTCGAGCTGGGCGCGCATCTCGTCGACGCCCACCTGGAGCATCTCGGCCACGCGCGACCATGTGAGGCAGCCGCCCACCCACTGCCACAGCGTGGCCTCGTCGGCTTCGCCCTTGGCCAGCGCGTCAAGGTTGATGATGTGCGCCAGGCCGAGATCGCGCAGCTGGCCGGCGTCCAACTTCGGGCGCAGACCGCGCGGTGGCAGCGGCGTCACGTGACGTCGATGGCAGCGCTTGCGGCTCATCCCTTGCCCTCCGTCGCCGGGGTGTAGTCCCAACCGAAATCGCGGTACACCTTCATTCCGAATTCGTTGAGGCGCCAGCCGCGCTTCTTGGCCCGGGGCTCGTATTCCTCCACCAAGGCCGCCGGCACCGGCCCCCAGTGTCCGAGCGGGATCACGCTGTACGTGGTTTTGCCGATCAGGTCATCGCGGAAGAACTCAACCAGCATCCGGCGGCCTTCGCGGGTGATGATCTTTCCGACCCGGCCAGCGTCGGGGTGTTTGCTTTTCGGGTGCAGCGCAACGAAGCAACCCGGTTGGAACATGGCTTCCTGTTCGGGGGTGAGTTCAAGGTCAGTCGCCATATCGACCTTCGCATTCGCACGGGCGCCAGCCGCAAATCGGGCAGAACCCCATCGCCATGACGGCCTCCCGGAGTTCAATGTGGGTCTCGCGGTTGTTGGGGTGGTTCAAAACGTTGAACGCTGCCTGAGCCACCCGCTCGACCGCTCTGTTCTCGCGCTGCCACGCTTCGGCGTTGTGCTTTTCCATCGAGCGCAGGCGGTCGATCTCCTTCTGTTGCTCGGCAATGACACGTTCCAGTGCATCACTCATCGCATGCCTCCGTGTTGGGTTGAGCCGTGCGCGCCGAGGCGGCGGCATGGCGGCTGTCTGTTGCCATCACAGCAGCGCTCCTTCGTGGCGTTTGTGGGGGTCAATGGCATAGGCCAGCGCCATGCGCAGGTCGCTCAACCTATCGGCTTCGTCGCCGTCGTCGGCTTCAATCGTCGCCAGCACCGCATCGCATTCGCGCAGCAGGCCAGCCAACACCGCATGCTCTCCGGCCATTGCAGCGTAGTGCTTCAGAACCGTATCAAGGCAGTCCAGACGCACATTCACCAGCCTCTGCGGGTGGTGCGGCTCGGCCATCGCCCGGTCGCGCACTTGCGCAAGGTGTCCGTAATCGCTGCTCATAGTTCCTCTCGTTTCTCCACCACGCGCCTAACTCCTCGATCAAACGGAGTGACGCCGGCAAGCTGTGTGGTGTCTCGTTGCTGTGTCGCCACGCCAGTGGCTAGGCGGGTAGGGATCTGCGGCACGCTCAGTTCCTCCCGTGGATGGTGACGAGGTAGGGCCGCTGGGGGTGCAGGCCGACGAGGCCGGCGCCGATGGCGTACTGCAGGGCTTGTGCGGCCATGTCGATCACCTCGGGCGAGTGCTCGCGCGGGTCGGTCATGGGGCGCGTGTCCCAGTAGATGCGGCCGTCGGTCACCTGCCTGACGGCGTAGCTCTCGATGTCCTCCACCACCGCGCGGTTGGCGATGTGGAAGGCGAGTTGGGTGACGGTGGCCGCGTCACCGGCATCGAACGTGAAGGGCGCGGTCGGCAGTGCCGCCTCGCCGTGGGCGGGGATCTCGGGCATGGGGCCTCCTGGGTGGTCAGTCGGCGTCGCCGGCGGCGGCGCGTTTGAGGTCGACCAGCGGCATCTGCGGGTTACCGCTGGTGGGCACGGGCCGCCGCGATTTAGCGCGTGGCCTGCTCGGGGATGGCTGATGGGGCTCAGCCGGGTGGGGCGGCTCGGGTGCGACGACCGCCGGCCGCTGGATCACGCGGCAGTAGGCGCCGGGGTCGCGGCCCATCGCCAGCAGTTTGGCGTGCAGGGTGACGATGCGCCCGTACAGCGGATCGGCCATCGCTTCGGACAAGTCCATCGGCCAGCCGGGCCTGCGCTCGGCAGCGAAGGCGGCCATGATCTGGCCCGCAGTGGGCTGGACCGTGCGCTTGACGGCGGCCATGGCGGCTCCCATCAGAAGTCCGCCCGGGGCTGGCGTGTCCATGACGCGGGCGCCTTCATGGGCCCACCTGCAAGCCGGCCTGCAGCGCGATCACCACGACCGAGACGCCGACGATCAGCCCGGTGGCCACGCCGTGCCACATGCCGTGGCTGAAGCCTTCGATATAGGCTTCGTACCCCTCGATGGGCAGTGGCGGCCACGCGGCAGCCTCGGGCGACGCGGTGTCGGTGTCAAGCCAGGGATTTTTGTCTGGCGAGGCGATGGGCTCGGCCGGGGCCGCCGCTGTCAGGCCCGTGCCGCCGACGAGTCGGCAGGTGCCGCGCGCGGGCTGCTCAGGCAGCCGGGGGATGCGCGGCCCGCTCATGCCGGCTCACCCCGCAGGTGCAGCGGCAGGGGGCGCACGCTGATGCGCGCGCCCGCCGCAGCGTGTTCCAGCGCCGCGATGGCGTGGTCGAAGCTGGTGCCGCCGATGGCGACGCGGCAGTCGCGTTGACCGTCCGGGCGGGTGATGTCGATCACGAAGCGGCGCGCGGGCGCTGCATCGGGCTCGAGCTTCAGATCAATGCTGCGGCACATGATTCGGCCTCCTGGAAAGAATCGATGAATCAGGCGGTGACTCGGCGGACGGCGCACACGCCGGCCTCGTAGCTCGCGGGTTTGCTGAACGGCCAGCTCAGCATCAGGCCGTCGCGGGCGTGGTGGGGGCTGGCGAGCTTCATGCCGCACCTCCGGCCGTGTCGTCGTCCAGCCAGACGGTGGCGCCCTGAGGTACGCTCACCACATGCGCATCGTTAGCACCTTTCTGCCGGCCGAACCGTTCGCTGCAATGGACGGCCGGGCGGCCATCGTGATGGCGTTTGACACCCTCGTGGACCAGAAGAGCCTGGTAGTGGGCATCACCGTTGGCCGCGTGGACAGGCCAGATCTGGCGCACGTACGCGTCAGCGCGCTGGGGCAGGCCATCATCGAGCGCTGCGGCCGGCACATGCAGCTCAACTACCCGCAGAGCAGCGTCGTCATCGCCGGGGTGGCACAGGTCGCCGGCGCGAAACAGCGCGTGCGCGATGTGCTGGCGAAGGCGCAGCCAGGGGCCTTTGTGCTGCTGCTGTGCGCGAGCGACAAGGTGTACGACGCCGCCGTGCCCGCACTGGGCATCAATGGTCAGCCCCCGAACGTGCATCCGCAGTAGGACGTTCATGCAGCTCCGCGCGGGCGCTGCATCGGGCTCGAGCTTCAGGTCAATGCTGCGGCACATGATTCGGCCTCCTGGAAAGAATCGATGAATCAGGCGGTGAGCGGGATCAGGCGGACAGCGAGCGCGCGGACCTCGTCGCCCGTGTGGTAGCTGTACTGGCGGCCGTCCAAGAAGTTCGTGACCCAGGCGCAGGATCCGTAGCTTCCGTCCGGCTCGCTGGTCCAGTGGGAGGAGCGGGGCAAGAATTTGTCGCGCAGGTTGGCGAAGAGCAGGGCGCTGACGGCGCGCGAAGGCAGTTCGCCGCCGACGCTCTTGGCCCAGTCCATGGCGGCCTGCCAGTGCGTAGGGGCAGGCCAGTCGAGCAGAAGCACGACGGCGCAGTGATGCTTACCGCCGTTGGTGGTGACGCCGGCGAAGATGCCCCCCAGGAAGGGTGCCCCCACGGCGGGCAGCGCGGCGAGGGTGGTGGTTTGCACGTCGTCAGGTGTGATGGCGGTTGCGGTCATGGGTTGCTCCTGAGGTGTCTCGTCGCACGGGCGCTGGCGGGAACAACTGGCGCCGCGCTATCCGTTGACGGATCAACTGTACGTCGATAACCGATGGGGTGTCAACCCGAAAACGGATAGTGGGGGGCAAAAAAACAGCCGCACATGGCGGCCGAGGCGAGTGGACGTGGCGCGAGATCAGCTCATGAGGCGTTTGACCATGCGGGTTTCGTCGCGCACGGGCGACGATTGGCATCCCTCGCGCCACGCCTTCTCAAAGGCCTTGCGGTCGCCCTCGGGGGTGTAGTGGTACTGGCTCGTGCGCGAGGGGATCACCGCCTGGCTTGTGACCACGGCGTTGAAGCTGTTCGTTCCTCGGTAGGTGATGCAAACGCCGCCGGCGGTGGAGATGCCTGCCGACACGAGGATGAAGCTGTCGGGGTTATTCATGTTCTGGCGCAAACGGTTGGCGAGGTGCGCAGCAGCGCGAAGATCTTGCATGGCGAGCGTCTCGGCCTTGCTGGGTACGGATGGCTCCTGCAGGTGGATGCCCACTGCTGCTACGCCGACTGTGACCACGATGGCCAGCAGCCACCATGCTTTGCGCTTCGTTGAATGGGTTGCCATGGATTTCCCTCGTTGGTTGGAGACGAAAGCGCACTAGCGAATCTTGGATGGGGGGAGGATCGCTGTGACGTGGTGCATCGAGGCGATCTCTTCTTGCGACAGTGTCAGACGGAGTTGGCCCGTGATGGCCAAGACTGCGACGCTGTCACCGCGCTGGTACAGAAGCTCCATCATCATCTTGCGCCCGTCGCGCGTGGTAATGAGCACGTACTCGCCAGCCTCGGGTTGGCTGGCCGGCTCGGCCACGATGATCCAGCCATCGCGCACGGCTGGCTGCAAGGCATCGCCGCGTACCCGCAGTGCGTATGCCTTCGGGTCGCGCGTGTGCACCTTGACGTGTTGATTTTTCTGCCCACTGCCCAGCAGCAGTTCTTCGTACATCCCGTTGTCGTCCATCTTCGCCATCCCTACGACAGGTACTCGGTGAGGCGCCGGTAACGGTCCGGCTTGCTCGAAGCCGCCATTATGCGTAGATGGATAGCGCGCGGGTGGCTCTGCAATCGTCAGATGAGGCCGAAAGAATTCGTCCACCTGTACAGACAGCGCTGCGGCGAGCTTTGCTAGGGTCCGGGAGGTGGGGGAGTCATCGCCTACAAGCAGTCGGCTGATCGTGGATTGGCCGACTTTCGCCCGCGCGGCCAGGGCCGACTGAGAGAGTCCATGCTGCTCCATCAGGCGAGAGAGGTTGATGGCGATGAAGGGGTCTGGTGCTTCTCGTTGCTTTGCCACGTCCGCACTGTCAGGCGGCAGACCATGTTTTAGCGGATGGCTGGATGATGAGTCGGATTGCATGTCGTATCCGTTTTTGGGTAACATGGTGGCATTACCTCCAGCCTGATGAACTGCATGCAGCCAGCCGACCAGCACCAGGGGACGTCTGTACCGCTTCTCGCACAGGCCCTCGCTCACCTAGAGGCAACGAAGAAGCGGTGGCCCGACGTGTCGCGCGAGAGTGGCGTGCCGTACTCGACCATCACGAAGATCTACCAACGCGTCATCCGCGACCCTCGGGTGTCGACCGTCCAGCGTCTGCTGGATCACAGAGACGGCGCGGCACTGAATCAGCCGGGTAGCTGTCCAGATAAGGGAAGCGCAGGCGAAACGATAACCGAATTCGGACAGACGCAATCAACCCCCTTTTGGGGGGACGACAGCTCGGAGCGATCCTGCCAGGGGGTGGCGTGATGGCGTGGCCAGGTTACTCCGGCCCCGTGGTGCCGCTGGGCGCCCGCTTCGCCTCGATAGAGCCAACGATCTGGCGGGGACCGCAGCTATACCGCCTCGGCGAGCAGTGCCGCGAGGTCGCGGGCCTTGCCGGGGGGAAGACTCAATGCCAGGTCGACGGCGCCAACGCGGATGGTGAGTTGCTTGCTCCCATCCGCATCGATCGGGTCGACTCGGATGTCTTGCGCCTGCAGGTGGAGCGCGGCAGCGATGTCGGCTTCGCCGAGGGTGGGGCGAACGGCCAGCCGCTGGGCGGCGTGGTAGCCCCCCTGCAAGGCGCACAGCACGAGCGACTGGAGATGGCCCAACGGGACCTCCAGCGTGATGGGGCCGCGACTTGTCTCGAGAAGCAGCAGTGTGGCGCGCCCGTCGTCCGAAGCAACGGTGCCGAGGGCGCCTGTGAACCTGGTGATTTCGCTCGGGTTCACTCCGACGCGGTTCATGGGTGCCCTCCTGGGCTGGGTGGTTGTGGTGACTGCCAGCGTACCCAGGAAGAGCCCCTCGCAGTGGGGAATGACAACTTGGAGCGTGCCTGCCAGGGGGTGGCGTGATGGCTACTGCATCGATCCAGAGCCCGGAGTTCGAGGCGTTGATGCGCGATCTGCGGCTTCTTTCAGAGCGTTCGCCATCTCGCGTGCCATGGCTGGGGTCAACGCAAACCAGGTCGTATGAGTTCGGGCCTGATCCCGAGCTTGATCAATTGGCTGCATGGCTATGCGGACCTGGAGCAGCCAGGGCTGCCCCGCTTCAGGAGGCAGGGCGGTGAAGTCGGCATCCAGGCTCACTCCGAAGTACTCGGGCGGATACGGGGCCTTCTTTTCGGGCGCGGTCATGGGTGCCCTCCTGGGCTGGGTGGTTGTGGTGACTGCCAGCGTACTCCAGGCAGGGCACCCTCCTAACGGGGTAGCAGCATGACGCGAGAAGCTGTCCATTTGATGGCGCCGCAGGAAAAGCCGATCCAGCGTGCAGCACGCCGCGCCGGCGCGGGCCGCACGGTGCCCGGCGTCGTGGCCAAGCCGCTCCCGATGCAGGGTGAGGTGATCGTGCCGGAGGGTGTGAAGGTCACGGTGTGCCCGAGTGGGCAGGACATGCGCTACCGCGTCGACCCCGCGCAGGTGATCGAGGGTGGCTTTCTGGCCGAGTTCCGCGCCAGGCGGGGGCAGCGCTGATGCGGCCGCGCAGCGAGATTCGCCAGACGGTGGCTGCAGTGGCCGAGCAGCTGCATGCCCAAGGTAATGAGCCCACGTGGCGAGATATCGCGCAGCGTGTGCCCGGCATTGACCTGCGCAGCCCCGCTGATGCGCGCCTGGTGCGCAAGACGGTCGAGAACATGCTCGACGCGGGCGAGCTCGAGGCGGCTGGACGCCGGCAGGCGCCGAGCGGCCGCGTGATGCGCACCGTGCGGCCGCGCAGGTCGGGCTGGGTACACCAGGGCGCGGCGGCACTGGATGGCGTCTTGAGGGGCTGGCGGGGCTGAGGGGCCCGGCTGGCACTTGAACAACAAGCCGAGGAGTGGAGATGCAAGAGTGGGATGACGGGCGCCAGCCCGTTGTGCAACGCCGCCGGCGCCGGCAGGGGCAGCGATGAGCAGGCCCCGCAACCCGATCAACTATGTGGAGCTGGCCGCCGCGCTGCTCGAGCGCGCACACATTCTGGTGCCCCAGTGGCTGCCGGCCGGCATCGAGCGGCAGGGCCGCTGGTATTGCGGCGACTTCGACGGCGGCGAGGGCGAGAGCGCCAATGTCAACCTGCGCACGGGGCAGTGGATCGACAACGGCGGCACCGAGGACGACAAGGGCGGCGACCTCATCTCCCTGTATGCGCGCATCCACAACCTCAGCAACCATGAGGCCGCAGTGCAGCTCATGCAGGAGCTGGGGTGGGAGCGTGCGGCGGCTGGTCAAACGCCACCTCCTGCGCCGCCTGCACCGCGTGCAGACGCCCACGCCGAGGCGCCGTCCAAGCGCCGCTCGATGTGGCGGGCGATCACGCCGGTGCCGCCTAACACGCCGGCGCCCGGGTTCCTCTTCAAGTTCCACGACCGCAAGGCGGACACGTGGACCGAGCTGGAGCCCGTGCGCACCTGGCGCTATGAGTTCGAGGGCGAGCTCTACGGCTACGTGGCCCGCTTCGAGCGCATCGACAGCAAGGGCGTCAAGGTCAAAGACCTGATGCCGCGCACCTGGTGCGTGGATGAGAGCGACGATCGGGGCACGCAACGCTGGCACTGGAAGCAGTGGGATAGTCCGCGGCCTCTGTACGTGCCGGCGGGCCGGCTGAGTGCAGATCTATCGCGCCCGGTCGTGCTGGTGGAGGGCGAGAAGTGCGCCGATGCGGGCCATGCGCTGCTGGCAAATGAGTTCGACTTCGTGAGCTGGCCCGGCGGCTGCAAGGCGTGGCCGCTGGCCGGCTGGGGCTGGCTGATGGGCCGCACCGTGTACCTGTGGCCGGACTGTGACGCCCAGCGTGAGCCGTTGACCAAGGCCGAGCGCGAGGCCGGGGTGGACCCGAACACCAAGCCCCTGAAGCCGGCGCACAAGCAGCCCGGCATGGCTGCGATGGTGGGCATTGGAACGCAGTTGCAGCATGAGCATGGCTGCACGGTGCTGATGTGCCAGATCCCCCAGCCGGGCAAGCTCGGCGACGGCTGGGACATTGCGGACGCAATCGAGCAGGGGTGGGACGCCGACCGGTTGCGCGGGTTCATCCGCGCCGCGGTGGCATTCGTCCCGCCAGCCGAGCCCGGGCCATCTGAGCCCCCATCACCCCCATCACCCCCATCACCCCCTGCGCCGCCCGCAGGGAATGGACAGGGCAAAGACGACCGGCGCCCGTCGTGGCGGCTCTACCTCATTCGAAGCGACAAGGGCGCCATCAAACCCGTGCGCGAGAACATGGTGCTGGCCCTCGATGGATGGCCAGATCGTGACGTGGATGGCATCCCCGAGGCCAGGGGTTTGATCCGCTTCAATGAGTTCACCAACAACGTGGTCAAGGTGCGCGACACGCCGTGGGGCACACCGGCCGGCGACTGGCTGGAGGCCGACGAACTCCTGCTGGGCGAGTGGCTGGTGCGTGAGCATGGGCTGCCAAGCATGGCGCGGGCCACGCTCGAGGAGGCGGTGTTGATGGTGGCCACGCGGCACGCCTTCCACCCGGTGCGTGAAGAGTTCGAGGCTCTGCGCGGCCGGTGGGACGGAGAAAAACGGCTGGGCTCCTGGCTTGTGCGTGCCTGCATGGAACAGGGCGAGCACGAACAGCAGCTGCTGGACTACCTGGCCCGCGTCGGCGCCTGGATGGTGATGGCCATTGTGGCGCGCGTCATGCAGCCGGGGTGCAAGTTCGACTACATGCCCATCTTCGAGGGGCCGCAGGGTTGGGGCAAGTCGACGCTGGCCAGGATCCTCGGCGGCGACCACTTCGCCGACACCGGCCTGGTGCTGGGCGAGAAAGACAGTTACCAGAACCTGCAGGGCGTGCTGGTGTACGAGTGGGGCGAGCTGGACTCGCTCAACAAGGCCGACGTGCAGAAGGTCAAGCTGTTCATCGCCAGCCAGAGGGACCGCTTCCGGGCGAGCTTCGACCGACGGCCGCGCGACTACCCGCGCCAGGTGGTGTTCGTGGGCACCACGAATGAGGACCACTACCTCACCGACCCCACCGGCAACCGGCGGTTCTGGCCGGTGCGCGTGACCAAGCCGATCGACGTGACGTGGCTGCGTCAGGTGCGCGAGCAACTTTTCGCCGAAGCGATGCACTACCTGGACCAGGGAGTGCGCTTCCACCCGACACAGAAAGAGCAGCGCGAACTGTTTGAACCTCAGCAGCGGTTGCGTGAGGTGGGTAGTGCCGTGGAGGAGGCCCTGCTTGAGTTCCTTTATGACGAAGACCAGAAGGTTCCGCACGGTGGCGTCAATGGCGCCTACGTCAGCGAAATCTCGGCCATGGAACTGCTGCAGAAGATTGGCTTTCCTGTGGACAAGCAGACGGCGGCAGTGAAAAAACAGCTCGGCCAGGCCATGAAGCGCCTAGGCTGGCCGCTGGTGAAGGCCAGCCGTGAGCTGGGCGGCACGAGACCCTATGTCTACAAGCGCCCGCAGGGCGGATCGGCGCCATCCGCGCCGGCACGCCCCGCTGGCACTCCAGCACCCACGCCAACCCCATCCGGGGCTGGCGCGGGCCCCCAGGTGGGCTCACCCCAGAGCCACGATACGACGGAGACCGCCGATGCGTGCCCGTTCTGACCAGCGATCGCGCCGGGGCGCGGAAAAGGTCGGGGCTGCCAGCGCGGGACCAGCCATGTAGCACTCATGCGGCCGGGCGCGCCCGGATGTCTACGGTGTCTACGGTGTTTTCTGTGACTCCTGAGCTTGCTGGTCAACAGCAATCCAGGGATCACCAGCGGAGCCCTGCGCCGTCGATGTCCAGGTGTCCACGCAGTAGCGCGGCCGGGCGTGTGTGTGTGCAGGCGCATGCGGGCGCGCCTGCGCATGCACAACATACACCTCACGCCTCAATGAAAAGACCATAGACACCATGGACAACAATCAGCAGCAGCCGGTGAATAACCGCTGGAATTGGCTTCCTCAGCACATGCCCGGGATCGCCCGCCTCATCGCGGACAAGCGGCGCGAGCTGGGCGGCGCCTATGTGGGCGAGTGCTGGAAGCGTGGAGTTTTGCAGCAAGAGCCGGGCTGGTTCTTCGCCAGCGAAGGTTCGTTGCACGTCGGCACCCTGTGGCCTGATGCCATGCAGGCCTTGATCGATCTGCGCCAAGCCGCCGAGGCGGTGGCGCCTGGTTCTCCTTCAGGCGCGCCGCTGCTCATCTTGAAGCCGGCGGAGGTGACCCATGCAAAGTGAGGAAGTGGAGCGCCGGCTGCTCAACTGGGCGCGGTGGCGCGCCGGCGGGCAGCGAGGCGGGCTCGGCTATGCGTCCGTGTCGTTGGGCGCGCAGACAAGCAGCGCCCGCTACCGTGAATCGGTGATTCCGACATCGGCCGGCGAAGCGATGGAGACTGACGAGGCCGTCCAGCGCCTCGAGGCGCTGTTGCGCCGTGTGGTGACGCGCCACTACGCCGACGGGTTGAGCGTGTCGGCCATCTCGATCGAGATGCGGTGCGCCGTGTCCACCGTCTATGCCAGACTCGACCGTGCGCACCTGCTGCTCGATGCTGCGTTCCATGAGATGGCGCTGGCCAGGAGAGCCGAGCGTGAACGGGTGGAGGCCCTCACCGCTTCAGCCAGGCGCACGAGGGGGTTTTAGGGAGAAGAGGAAATCCGTACAGTTCAGGCAAGCTCAGCGCAAGCTCCATCCCAAACCCTCCTCCCTGACGGGCGGAGCAAGCGCGAAAGCCCGCCCCGCATCGGACCCACTCCCGGTGCGGGGCTTTTTTTTGAGGAGGTGGCATGAGCTTCGAACTGCGAGGCAGCGTCGATGCCGCCATATCTCATGCCCGCCAGCTGCACCCGCAATTTCGGTTCGCTGCGGCGAAGGCCCTCACCGCATCCGTGTTGGCGGCCCGCGATGCGATGCCTGGCGAAATGGAATCGGTCCTCGACCGGCCCACCACGTTCACCAAGAACGGCTTTTTCATCCAGGCAGCCCGAAAGGACGCGCTCGAAGCCTCGGTTGGCGTGAAAGACCGCCAGGCTGAGTACCTGCAATACCAAGTGGAGGGCGGCGTGCGAGCGCCGAAACGAAAGGCGCTGAGACTGCCTGCTGATGTGCAGCTGGACAGCGCAGGAAACCTGCCCGTCGGCACCATCGCGCGCCTAGTGCAGCGTGCTCAAGCAGGCAAGCGCGCGACCAAAGCGCAAGGCAAGCGCTTCGGCGTGAGCACGCAGGTGGACCTGTTCTACGGTGAGCCAGGCGATGGCCGCCCAGCAGGGATCTACAAGCGTGTGCCCCTGGGTGGTGGCCTCACCAGGCTCGTGCCTGTGGTGGTGTTCCCCCGCAACAGTGCCCGCTACACCAAGCGCTTCGACTTCCATGGTGTGGCCGAGCGAATCGTGACACGCAGCTTCTCTGTGGAGCTGGACCGCGCGTGGGAGGTCGCGTTGGCGTCGGCCCGATGAACTAGGGCAACGGGTCCTCCCTGACCCCCCCGCCACGCGGGTCATTCGCGAGCGCGATGTACGCGCGTTGGCAGGGGTGGTGATTTGGGGGACAGCAAGGGACACGGGACAGGGACAGCGGGGGACAGGACATGAGCATGAGCGTTCGAGCCATGGCCGCCGCGCTGGGCGTCAGCAAGAGCCAGGTGGCCCGCGACAAGGCGGCCGGCATGCCGATGGGCGACGTGGAGTCCGCTCGGGCTTGGCGCCAGGCGCAGCACGACATGACTCGCACGGTGGAGGGCCGGATTGACCGCGCACCAGTGCTGACGTCTGTCCCAGCCCCGCGTGCACCTGCTGCCGATGAGCTGCCAGCCGAGCCGGACGACGATTCGAGCAGCGAGGACACCGCGACGTACCGCCGCGAGCGCGCCGAGCGCGAGAAGCTGCGGCGGCAGCGCGAGGAGATCGAGCTGGCCCTGCTGCAAGGAAGCCTGGTGGACCGTGCCGAGGTGGCACGCCTGCGGTTCACCGAGTTCCGTGCGCTGCGCGACGCGCTGGGCAATCTGGGCCCGCGGCTGGCGCCGACGGTGGCGCTGGAGACCGACGCGCTGCGTTGCGAACAGCTGTACGCCGATGCGCTCGAGGAGGTGCTCGCCGCCTTCGCCGACCAGGTGCTCACGCGTGACGTGCTGGCCGACGTGGACGACGACGATGACGACGACGCCGCGGCCGATTGATGCCGTGCGCCGCGCGATCGCGCGGGCCCTGCGGCCTGACCGCAAGGTGAACGTGGACGACTGGGCAGAGGAGAACCGCGTGTTGCCGCCCGACACGCCTGAGCCAGGGCCGTACCGGAACGCCCGCACGCCGTACCTGATCGACATCCAGCGCACGATGTCGCCTTCGTCTCCCTTTCGAGAGGGGTGGTGGATGAAGCCCCACCAGGTGGGCGGATCGGTGTCGGGCGAGAATATGATCGGCGCGTGGATTTGTTCTGCCGCCGGCTCGATGCTGGTGGTGTTTGCCGACCTGGAGGCTGCCCGTCAGTGGGAGGTCAGCCGCTTCGAGCCGATGCGCCAGGCCACCAAGGCGCTGCGGCAGAGGATCAAGCCGTCCGACCGCAAGGGCAGCGACAATACCAAGCTGCGCAAGCGCTACCCCGGTGGCGTGATGCGCCTCATTGGTGCCAATCGTGCTGCGGGCGGCAAGTCGGCCACCATCCGCTACGTCAAGTTCGAAGAGCCGGACGAGTACCCGAGAAACCTGCAAGGGCAGGGGTCGTTCATCAAGATGGTGATCGGCCGAACCAGCAACTTCGGCCGACGTGCCAAGATCTTCGGCGACGGCACGCCAACCGTCTGCGGGGCCAGCAACATCCAAGACCAGGTGCTGCGTGGCGATCAGCGCAAGTGGCACCTGTTCTGCCCCGACTGTCACCACCCGCAGGTGCTGCAGTGGGAGCAGCTGAAGATCGTTGACGACAACCCGGACAGCGCGCTCTACCAGTGTGCCAACACGGACTGCGGCGCACTGAACGACGAGGCCACCTGGAAGCGGTACAACTACCGGCCGCGGCCTCGTGGCATGACAGAAGAACAGGCCCGCGACAGCGGCCGCGCGTTCTGGCAGGCCACGGCAGTGGGCGAGCCCGGCGTGGCCAGCTGGTGCGACTTCTCGGCGTTGAATGCGCCGATGGGCTGGCGCCCGTGGCCGGCCCTGGTGCAGGAGTGGCGCGCAGCCCAGGAGGCATTGCGCAACGGTGACGAAGGTCCCCTGATCACCTTCACCAACAACATGCTGGGCCGTTGCTGGGAGCCGAAGCTGCGCGTGGACATTGGCGCGGACCAGCTCAGAGCACGCGTCGAGGCCTATGATCTGATGACGGCGCCGTGGGGCGTGCTGGTGATAACCGCCGCAGTCGACGTGCAGGACGATCGCCTGGCCGTGGTCATCCGCGGCTGGGGCAGGGCAGAGGAGAGCTGGGGCGTCTGGCACGGCGAAATCCAAGGCGATCCCTCCCTGCCGGACGTATGGGAAAAGCTCACGGAGCTGCTGCAGGCGCCCATCCCGCATGCGAGCGGCCAGGTGCTCAAGGTCGACGTGGCGGCCATCGACAGCGGCGGCCACCGGACGGAGGACGTGTACGCGTTCACGCGCGATGCGCAGCTGCGCGGCCGCCACTGGTTTGCGGTCAAGGGCGCCACGCCGATCGACGCGCCCAAACTCGGCCGGCCGAAGACGATGGAGTTCACATGGCGCGGCCAGCCGGTACCGGGAGGCGCCACGCTGCGCCTGGTGGGCACGCAGGCCATCAAGACGCTGATTGATGGCCGGCTCAAGCTCAAGGTGCCGGGCGGCGGTTACTACCACTTCCCGGCCGGCTTCTCGGACGAGTACTTCCGCCAGCTGCGCGCGGAAACGCGCCAATGGGTGCGCGACAAGCGCGGCAACAAGCAGTTGGTATGGGTCAAAGGCAGCCAGCGCAACGAGGCCTGGGACTGCGAGGTCTACAACTACGCGGCGTACTTGTACGCCATGAGCGGTCGCCATGCGGAGACCGTGTTCGCCGAGCGCGAGAAGCTGCTCGGCAAAGTTCGCCAGCTTGATCTGCTGGAGGATGGCCAGGCGCCGCCCGTGCCTGCAAACGATGGTGCCGTGCTGGCTTGCGATGGTGCAGACGTCCGCACCGAGCTGGTTGCGGCCGCCGAAAGAGAGCGCATCCGCGCCCCGCTGGCTTCTGTAAAGCGCCGCCCACCACCTCCACCGCGCCGCGGCGGGGGCTTCGTCACAGGCTGGAAGAGGTGAACATGATTCGAGTGAAGTTCCTGGAAGACGCGCAACCCAGCTACAAGGCTGGGCAGCAATACAGCGTGGGCGAAGAGTTTGGCCGGCTGATGGTCACCGCGCGCAAAGCGGAGTTCGTGCGCGCGCCGTCGACGGCTGGCACCGACAACTCCCCCCCGCCCAGCTCCGCGGGGCTCATCGGCAAGGCGGTGGCCACCGCGGGCCTGCGGGGTTGCATCATCGGCGCGAGCATCGAAGCCCGGGCCAACCCCTGCTGGGACTTCGCCCGCGCCGACTACCAGCGCATCAACGGCGAGGTCACGCTCACGTTCGCCTACGCGCTGGCGGACAAGGCTTTCCTGCCCGGCCAGCGCGTGCGCGTCACCGCAAACAAAGACGTCGGCATCGAAGGCAGCTTCGACATTACCTCGTCCAGCTTCGTGGCGAACACGAGCACCACGGTGAAGTACCTCGACCCGCGGCCCGACGTTCCCGCCAACAGCATGATTGGCTCGGGCGGCCTGATCCACGACCTGCAAGCCTGGACCTGCAGTGGAGGTTTCCCCGTTCACCTCAACATGCACCTTGACGCGCGGGCCGACCTGACGGTCATTGCGACCGGCGGCACCAACATCATCACCGACTGGGGCGTGGATCGCATCCAGCAGGTGGCCGACCAGGGCCCATTTGACTTCGTCGTGATTGGTGCCGGCGCATGCGGAAACGCAATCAAGGTGTACGGCGCGGGCCCCGCTGCCGTGACGCAGGCCCTGCGCAACACCATCGAGCTTGTGCGCGACCTGGTGCGGCCGCGGCTCATCTTCGTCGAGTCGCTCCCGAACAACCGCGACGTTACGCCCACCGGCGGCATGGCGGCCATCTGGACGGCGGGCCAGCGCTTCAACCGTGCCCTGTGGAAGCTGCAGAGCGAATACCCGTTCGTTCGAGTCATCCCCGGCGGCGAGACGATGGTCAGCAACTTCAGCGCGTACAACGTCGCGCCCTCTGCCGACGTGAGCAACGGCCACCCCGAGGCCAACATGCTCGGCAGCGACGGCGTGCACAGCGCCTACGCCTGGGCGGCGCTGCGTGGCGCGGTGATGGCCGACAGCCTGCTGCCTCACATCGCGCCGTGGCCCAGCCCGGAGATGGGCATCCTGCCCGACACCGCCACGGTGGCCACGACGCCAGACGTTGAAGGCGGCAAGATCGCCAACTACCTTCCTGGCCTGTGGGGCAACGTCGACACTGGCAAGGTGACCATTGCCTCCGCCGGCTGCACCGGCGTAGGGCCTGCCACTGCCAGCATGAGCTTCACCGCCGGCCGTGGCAGCTCCACCGCGGTGGGCACATTGGTCACTGACCCGATGGGCGGCGCGGACTGGGAAATCGTCATCAACGGCTCCGGCTCGTCCACCGGCTACACGTTCCAGTGCGACCTGGCGCCCCCCGCGCTGCTGACAGCCCTCAATGGCGACCTGCAGGGCAAGCTGTGCGACCTGTACCTGCCGCTCGATCTGAGCCTCGCAGTGGAAAACGGCTTGATCTGGGCGGACGTATCGCTGCTGGCCACCGTGGGTGGCGTGCAGTACTTGCTTGCTGCGCCCATGGGCAACATCGGCCAGTACAGCCAGGCGTCCTTGGGCCGGGCCATGG